CCTGCTCTTATCTCCCCGACACGCTCCAGCGTAGTCCGAGACAGTCCCTTCATAAACCGACCTGATCCGAGTTAGACTGGAATCATGGCGACTAAGAAACGAAAGAGATTGGGGCAGACGAAACCACGCCTGTTTAATGCGCCTATTAAAGGCAAATCCAGAGTTGATGAAGTAGCCAAACTTGCAGAACAAATCGGGATGCCTTTATTACCGTGGCAGCATCATGTTCTCGAAGATATGCTCAAAATTGACAGTAAAGGCAATTTCGTACGCAAAAGTAACTTATGCCTAGTAGCACGCCAAGCAGGTAAGACTCATCTTGCGAGAATGAGGGTACTTGCAGGTTTATTCATATTCCGTGAGAAGAACATCCTTATGATGTCCTCAAATAGAGGCATGGCCTTAACCTCGTTTCGAGAGATAGCCTCAATGATTGAAAACCATGACTTTCTAATGTGTCAAGTCAAAGCAATCCGATATGCCAACGGCACTGAGTCAATCGAACTACTCCCTGAGTTCGGCGGATGCCGATTAGATGTTGTAGCTGCAACAAGAGACGGAAGTCGCGGTAGAACAGCAGACTTGTTATGGATTGATGAATTACGCGAAATCGATGAGCAGGCTTTTATCGCAGCAACGCCAGTAACAAGAGCAAGAGCTAATTCTCAGAGCTTATTTACTAGCAATGCTGGCGATGCCTTCTCAAAAGTTTTGAATGATATGAGAAATAGGGCAATGGAGTACCCGCCTAAGCAATTAGGGTTCTGGGAGTATTCAGCTCCTCAATACTGCAAGATTGATTTAAACTCTGAGGACTTCTGGGATGCAATCGCTATGGCTAACCCATCGCTAAATTACACAGTCACAGAGGATGCAATCCGAGAAACGATTGCTATGAGTACTGTTGAGTCTATTCGCACGGAAACTTTGTGCAGCTGGATTGACGCTCTTTCGAGCCCTTGGCCTATGGGTATTCTTGAAGAAACCAGCGACAGTGATTTGAAAATGGCTGCTGGTGCTTACACAGTATTTGGATTTGATGTTAGTCCATCAAAGAGAAATGCCAGTCTTTGCGCAGGCCAGATATTGCCAGACGGTCGAATCGGTATCGGCATCCTAGAGACCTATTACAGTGAGACAGCAGTAGATGATCTAAAGATTGCAGCTTCTATTAAGGCTTGGTGCGATATTTACCGTCCAAAGCTCGTACTTCACGATAAATACACCACTGCGACAATTAGCGAGCGTCTTGCCAATGCTGGAGTCAAAGTGCAGGATATTTCAGGTCAGAAGTTCTATCAGGCGTGCGGAGATTACCTTGACAGCCTTGTCAATCATAGGGTTGTTCATTCAGGTCAGGACATCTTCATTGAACAGATGAATAACTGCGCTGCAAAGGAATCAGATCATGGATGGAGAATAATCCGCAGGAAATCAGCAGGCGATGTGTCAGCACCGATTTCACTGGCCATGATTGTCTCAACTCTTATGAAACCTCAGTCAAAGGCCGAAATTATTATTGGCTAGACACACCTTTGGCGTGTTGTCTAATTACTTGACAAATGCTACACTTTATGACTATGGGTCTATTCCGCAAAACAGAAGCAACCACTCCTAATAAGACATCGCTTACAGCGCAATATGCCCCACAAATCTTGGGCGATCAATTCATGCAGTACAACAATTACTACTCAGTCTCATCAATGGTTCGACAAGATGCCATGACTGTGCCAGCAATTAAAAGATGCAGAGACCTTATTGCGGGAACGATTGCAGCAATCCCTTTAGAGTATTACAAAAAATCTACAGGAGAACATATAGCTGCACCTCGTTGGGTTGAACAACCATCTCTTAATCAGCCACGATTTGTTACGATGCTTTGGACTGTCGATTCGCTCCTCATGTATGGCACAGCTTTCTGGAGAATTGAACAAGTCTATAGCGAGGACGGAAGAATGGCTCGCGCTGAGTGGATTGCTAACACTCGCGTTACATTCGATACAGATTTCCCTTCAACTATTGTTACTCAGTACTATGTTGATGGTAGAGCAGTACCTATGTCAGGTCTTGGATCTCTAATCACATTCCAGAAGGATGAAGGTATCCTTAACACTTCTTCTCGCGCTATTCAGAGTGCAATCGACATTCACAGAGCTGCTGCTATTGCTGCACAGACTCCAATGCCATCTGGTTACATTAAAAACACAGGTGCAGACCTTGATCCTAAAGAAGTTACTGGATTACTTTCAGCTTGGAAAAACGCTCGACTAAATCGTGCGACTGCTTTTTTGACTTCTACTTTGGAATATAACCCAGTTTCTTTTTCACCTAAAGACATGATGTATAATGAAGCGATTCAAAATAGCGCGACTGAAATTGCAAGATTGTGCGGAGTTCCCCCATATTATCTTAGCGCGGAGCAAAACCAATCAATGACTTATGCAAATGTGCAGGATGAACGCAGACAATTTATTTGGATGATTCAGCCTTACATTAGTGCCATTGAATCTAGACTCAGTATGGATGATGTTTCAACTGTTGGACATTATACAAAGTTCGCGGTCGATGACACATTCTTGCGCACTAATCCAATGGATCGCTTGCTAGTAATCGAGAAGATGCTCGCACTTGGTCTCATTACTACAGAGCAAGCCATGGAAATGGAAGATCTATCTCCTAACGGAAACGAAATGGACGAATAATGGAAACCTTATACATCGAAGCATCATCAATCGAGTGCAGCGAAGATCGCAGAGAAATCTCTGGCAAAATCGTGCCAATGGGAACAGGCGAAATCGGCAACACCAGTCTTGGTGCTTATGTCTTTGAGGCTGGGTCTATTGAGATTCCAGACCCATCAAAAATTAAACTGCTATCACAGCATGACATGAAAAAGCCTATCGGACGCATGACTGCATCTGAAGTTCGTGAAGATGGTATCTATGCGACATTCAAGTTGAGTCGCAGTACAGGTGGTAACGATGCACTTGTTATGGCGCAAGAAGGTTTAGTTACAGGGTTGAGCATTGGTGCAGAAGTTATCTCATCAAAACCATCACGCAATGGCCATACAGTTGTCACAGCAGCTACTTTAAAAGAAGTAAGCCTTGTCACAGAAGCGGCGTTTAAGTCAGCCGAAATCACAGAGATTCGCGCAGAAGAAAAATCTCCTGCCGATGAAATAATCCAACCAACAGAAAGCGAGACAGCTGTGGAGAATACTCCAGAGACAGTTGCAGCACCAGTAGAGGCAGCAGCGGTCGAAGCTGCTCGTCCAACTGTAACTGCTATGTATCACACAAAGCCAAGAATTGATTTATCAAACGAGGCTTTCCTAGAAAACACAATCCGCGCACAGTTCGGTGATGAGAATGCTCGTCAATACCTAGCTGCTGCTTCAGATACAAACACAACAGATGTTGCTGGTTTAGTACCAACACGCCAATTAACAGAAGTTATCAATGGCAAGACAACTGCTACACGCGCAACAATCGATGCAATCTCAGGTGGAACACTTCCAGATGCAGGTATGAAGTTCCAGATTCCACGCGTAAAAGTTGCTCCAACTGTCGCGGTAGCAGCAGAAGGTGGAGCATTTTCAGATACTCAAGTTGAAATCGAATATCTGGATGTTTTGGTCAAAAAGTTCGCGGGCATGCAGCTATTCGATGTTGAGGTCCTTGATCGCACATCTCCTGCGTTCTTTGCAGAATTGCAGACTCTTATGGCTGATCAATACTCTAAGGCAACAAACGCTTATGCTTTCGATACTATCGCAGCAGTAGCAACAGTTGATGGAACAGCAGTAACACTTCCTTGGGATGGCGATGAGTTCTCAGCATTTATCTCACGCGCAGCAGCTTCTATCTACACAAACACATTTAAGTTCGCAACAGGTGTGATTGTATCTCCTACACAGTGGGCGAACATCATCGCACTTAACGACACAACAAAGCGTCCAATTTTCGCGGCTGCTTCACCAATGAACGCTTCTGGAGCAGTTGGACCAGCAAGCCTTCGCGGTACATTGCTTGGTCTTGACATGTATGTGGATTACACACAATCAGGTGAAGGCGATGCAACTATCATGGTTGTTAATCGTGAATCATTCACATGGTACGAGTCACCTAAGCTTCAGCTTCGCGCTGACAAGGTCGGTACAGGAAAGGTGGAAGTGGGCTACTACGGTTACGGCGCACTTGCACAGAAGATTAACGCAGGCGGATTCCGCTTCAACAACGCTGCTTAATCAAGTAGCACACTAAGTCGCTCTGAGGGGTAGTAGCCCTCTACCCCTCAGAGTCTTAAGAAAGGACATCATGGCACTCACAACAGTTGCAGAACTTCGAAGCACACTCGGAGTAGGCACATTATATTCGGACGCGACCCTTCAATCCGTATGTGACGCCAGCGATACAATCCTACTGCCTATGCTTTGGCAGAACCAGCAATACAATGCTTTTCAAAGCAACACAACAACTGAGGGAACACTTTACTTTGATTCGCGTGTCGAAAACATTTATTATGTAGGTCAATCCGTGACCATCTCAGGCAACGGAGTACCTCACGATGGTACGAAAGTCATTACTTCTATCGCTGGCGATTACATTTCTTATGATGTCGTAGGTTCACCTGCCGAAAAAGACCGCCATGCAGTTTCTCCAATAGGTACTGTCAGTTACTTACCAGTAAGTTATGTAGGAGATGAAGCAATTCAGAATGCATCTTTAATGATCGCTGTAGAAATCTGGCAAGCAAGAACCTCGACTCTCTCAGGTTCTAATGCTGTGGATTTCCAGCCCTCACCTTATCGAATGAGCGCACAGCTACTCGCTAAGGTAAGAGGATTGACAGCTCACGCGTTGAGCCCTAATTCAATGGTGGGATAATGACAGTTGCTCTCACTACTCTTAGAACGACACTAGCCACAGCCTTAGTCGATAACACGAAATACCAAGTCTTTGCATTTCCGCCTTCTGTAGTTCTGGCCAATTCAGTTATTATCAGTCCAGATTCGGAATACATTACTCCGAGCAATAATGCTCGTAATACAATTAGTCCTTTGGCTAACTTCAAGATTATTATCGTTGCGCCTTTATTTGACAACGAGGGCAACCTCAATGGTATAGAAGATTTCGTAGTTGGAGTGTTTAACAAACTCGCTGCATCTTCTTTGACCTATAATGTAGGCGCAATAAGCGCACCTAGCGTTCTCAATGCTGCTTCGGGAGACCTACTCAGCTGCGAGATGTCCGTATCAATCCTAACAAGTTGGAGCTAACATGTCACTAACACCAGAGGATTTGGCCTTCTTGAAAAAGATTGGTCAAACTCCAGAAGTACCAGCAGCACCTAAGCCAGTCACTACAAAGAAAGATGAGGAATAATCACAATGGCAATTTTCCTAAATAATAAAGTTGGTTTTAAAATCGCAACAGTGAACCTCAGCGATCATGTAACTGCCTTTACACTTAACCGCGTCCTTGACGCTATTGAGGTCACAGCAATGGGAAGCACAGCACATCAATTTGTGGGTGGACTCTCAGCAGATACGATTACGGTTTCATTTTTGAACGACACAGCAACAGCGTCAGTTCTTCCTACTCTACAGGCAGCGTTCGGATCTACAGTTGCTTTCCAAGCAATTCAGGATTCATCAGCAGCAGTATCAGCAACTAACTTGCTATATTCTGGTACGATTTTTGTGGACAATCTTACAGACATTAACGGTGCTGTCGCTGATGAAGCTATGATTGACATTACATTTACATGCAATAGCAAGACTGCTTATGCATCTACAGGTACTTGGACATAATTTAACCAACTAACAAAGGGGCAAAACCAATGGCAAGACTAAAGATTACTCGTACAGATGGAAGCGTACTCGAAGGCGAAATCACACCCGCCGTTGAATACAGTTTTGAATTGTATGCTAAAAAAGGATTTCATCGCGCGTTTCGCGAGGATGAGATGCAGACTTCGGTCTATTGGTTAAGTTGGGAAATTACTCGCAGGTCAGGTGAATCTGTTAAGCCTTTCGGGATTGAGTTTATCGAGACACTTAAAAGTGTTGAGGTGCTTGACTCAGACCCTTTAGCTTAAAGCGCGATCAACCCTTCACCTATCTAATCGCTAGGCTAAGCATTAGATTGGGAATCGCGCCACAACATTTATTAGAATTAGATAAGACCATGCTAGATGCTCTAGTCCAAGGTCTAAAGGATGAAGCGAAGGAGATTAAGGATGCCAGTAGAAGCAAAGGGCGTCATTGAACTCCGTAAAGCTCTCAACAAGTTCGCACCAGATTTAGCAGCAGAATTGACTAAAGAAATCACAGGTTCTCTTAAAGTTATTCAGGCTTCAGCCAGAGGCTTTGTGCCTAATGTTGCTCCTGCTGGTCTTTACAACTGGAACGAAAACCGTAGTGGTCGAAAGATTACTGCTAAAACTTCTATGTTTAGAACCTTCAATACAGAAGGTCGCGTCCGCATGTTTCCTCTATACGATGCAGCTACTATTAAGCGTGGCATTGTTTATCGCACGGGATACGGAAAGCCAAACTCTAAAGGCTTTAGATCCCTATTTCGCGTAAGAAACAAATCTGCTGCTGGTGCTATTTATGAGACTGCTGGTCGTAAGAACCCAGCTGGTGATCCAAGAAGCCAATCCAATAACCCTAATGCAGGTGCTAGGTTCGTTCAACAAGGCCCTCTTTATGGTCGCAAGCGTGATGGCCAAGATATGCGTGGTCGTGTGATTTTTCGTGCGTGGGAAAAAGATGAAGGAAAGCAAATAGCAGCAATCTTCAGAGCTATCGAAACTGCACAAAACAAACTTAACAAGCGTTCAACAGTGAGCAGTGTAAGGGAGTCAGCATGAGCAACATTGTAATTGATATTGCGGCCGAGTTCACTGGCAAAAAGGCATTTAAGCAAGCAGAGACTTCGACAGATAAACTTACTAAGGGTGTAAAAAAACTTGCAGGCGCGGTGGGTCTTGCTTTTGGTACTGCTCAAATTATTGCCTTTGGTAAAGCATCCGTAAAAGCTGCGTTGGAAGCACAGGCTCAACAAGAACGACTAGCCAATCTTGTCAAGGTTACAGTTGGTGCTACAGAAAACCAGATTCAATCTCTTAACGACCAAGCAGTAGCATTGCAAGCCCTTGGCGTAGTTAATAAAGAAAACATCACCCAGACCCAGTCTCAACTTGCAACATTCAATCTACAGATTGACACAATCAAGCAACTGACTCCAGCAATCCTTGATTATGTAACAGCTGAAAAGGGTGCTGCTGCTTCTGCTGATCAATTTAAGCAAATGACTAACGGACTTGCTCAAGCCCTTAGTGGAAACTTCGCTTCCCTTACTAAGGTTGGTTTTGTTCTTGATGAGAACACCAAGAATCAAATTAAGAATGGTACAGAGGCAGAAAGAACTGCTGCTCTTGTTAAAGTCTTAGATTCAACCTATAAAGATTTTAATAAGAACCTTGCCAATACTAAGACTGGTCAAATGGTCAAATTGGCTAATGCAGCCGATGATGCTAGGCAGAAGATTGGCGAAGGTTTATTGGACGCCATGGTTCTACTTGGTGGTGAAGGTGGGATTGGCACAGTAACAACAGCGATAGATGAATTATCTGCTGGGTTATCTGAAAGCATTATTTCAGCTGCTAAGTTAGTTAAAGAACTAGAAAAGTTGCCCGTTCTTGGTGATTACTTGGGAAGGCTTTTTAGTAATCCTTTAAGCCTTCCAAAAGAGTTTTTAGTTTTCGGTAAGGGTGGTCTTTTAGATTCTTTCCGAGCCTATGGCAAAGTTGCAGGAATGCAGAAATCTACGGACAACGCTCACTTAAAGCAACTTGAAGCACAGTTTAAGGTTATTAAAAAGACTGGCGTTGTTACTACAAAACTGACAGCAGATGAATTAAAGAAGTTAAAAGCCAAGCAGTTGCAACTAGCAATCGACAAGGCCAACCTTGCACTTGGTAAGGGTGAGGGAATCTTTGACATCGATAAGATTCAGATTGCGGCAGCTCTTACTAACCAAGCACAATTACTGGGTAAGGCAACAGAATCTTCACAGATATTGCAGATTGCTAATGACACTGCTCGCCTGAATGTAAAGCGTTCAATGCTTGCCCTAGAGGAAGCAATAGCCTCTAAGGATGAAGCGGCTATCACTGCTGCAACAGCTAAACTTAATGAAGATCTAAAGATTCTTGGTGCTTTAACTAATCAAAAGACTCAAATGGTGGCTATCGAGTCCATCCTTAAAGGTCTTATACCTAAGGACTTAATCAATCAAAACAATCTAGATGAAGCCTTGCGCAAGATAAGAGAAATGCTTGCTCTATTGGGGCAAGTTAAAACACCTACAATTACACCTTCTACTGGTGGTAGAGATTTATCAACTGTTGAAAAGGTAGCGGCTATTACTGCAAAGTTATCAGCAAGCGTTAGTACAACTGATTTCTTTGCTTCTCTAACAGAGGATGAGAAGGCTCAACTAGGTGGTTACAAACCTTTTGTAGGAGCTGACATCCCAATTACTATGCCTTATGATTCAGGCGGTTCTGGAGCAGGATTAGGCAATACTGGCACAGGCAGACAAATACCAGTTCAGGCTAATTATTCAATCACAGTCAATGCAGGTGTGGGAGACCCAGAGGCTATCGCTAGAGCTTTGGAAGATTACATCCGTTCTGCTAACCAGCGTGGAACTACGAGTTTCTCTCTGTCATGACATGGCTTCCAGAATGGCGTATTACAGTAGGCACTACTGTCTATACCAATGTCACCTCTGTTAATGTCACTATTGGTCGCATAGACATTGATCGTCAATGCCAAGCAGGTTATGCTCGCATGGACATCATTAACTCGACTAATGCACTCTTTGACATAGATGTTACAGATTTACTTAGCCTAGAACTTAAAGACAGTTCAGGTACTTATGTGCCTGTATTTGGTGGCACAGTTTCAGACTTTACAACCTCAGTCAGAAGCCCAGAGGAATCAGGCTATGTAACTCTAGGCACAATCCTTGCAGTAGGTGCTTTGGCTAAATTGCCTAAAGCCATCTACACGGATGCTGTAGCTCACGACCTAGATGGCGAGCAGATTTCTATTATTCTTTCAGAGCTTCTAGTTAATCAATGGCAAGAAGTAGCACCTTCTCTACAATGGGTCGATTATGACCCAACTACAACATGGGCTAATGCTGAGAATGTGGGATTGGGTGAGATTGATGCTGGTCTCTATGAGATGGACAATCTCCCAGCAGCAACTCGCAACACGCAGACCCTAGTTCAGCAAATAGCCGACAGCGCACTCGGAACGCTATACGAGGACAAACAGGGGCGTATCAGTTATGCCGATGCGGATCATAGAAGCAACTATCTAGCAGCTAATGGTTCAACCCAGTTAGATGGCAATTACGCATCTCCAGCCAGTGTTAAGTCAATTCTTCAGATAGGCAAGATTCGCAATAGCGAAATCGTGCGCTATGGCAATGATTACGGCAGCACCTATTCAGCTACAGACGATGCTTCTATTGCTTTGTATGGTCGTTATCAAAGGTCATTCGATTCTAACATTCGCCACACAGCAGACATTGAGGACATTGTTGAACGAGATTTAGCCCTTCGCTCAACACCTAGAACGCAGCTTGACCAGATTACTTTTAGACTTGATAATCCTACAATGCCATCTGCTCAGTTGGACGACCTTATCAACCTGTTCTTTGGCGAGCCAGTAGTTATTACTAATTTACCCTTCAACATGTTCGAGGGGTACTTCTCAGGCTTTGTAGAGGGCATCTCAATGAGAGCCACTCCAACCTTTGTAGATATGACTATCTATGTCTCACCTACAGACTTCTCACTTATTGCCCCAACATGGGCGACAGTAATCCCAACCAATACCCTCTGGAGTGGCGTAAATGCTACACTAGTGTGGTCTAAAGCGATCGGAGTAATAAACTAATGGCAACCGTCACGCCGAATTTTCTTTGGCCCGTACCACAATCGACAGATTTAGTAAAAGATGGAGCTACGGCTATTGAAGCCCTAGGCGACTCTATCGATGCTTCACTCGTAGATCTGAAAGGTGGCACAACTGGCCAAGTACTTTCTAAAGCATCTGGCACAGACATGGACTTCACATGGACTGCGATTGACCCTCTTGTAATTTTAGATGCTAAAGGTGATTTAATTACTGCAACGGCAGCCGATACACCAGCTCGTCTAGCAGTAGGCACAAACGGCCAAACACTTGTGGCGGATAGTACCGCTTCAACTGGCTTGAAATGGGCTACACCAGCAGCAGCGACAAGCGGGCTCAATTATGTGACGGGTGCAACTTTTAGCAGCGTAACTTCATTCAGTCTGCCTACTGATACTTTTACCTCTACATACAAAAATTATAGGTTGCTTATCAACTTTACAAGTAGTAGTGCAGATGCGGCAGTAATTATGCGTATGCGTGCGTCAGGAACAGATGTAACCTCCGGAGGTTATTTTTATGATGGCGCAAAAGCTACCGGCGGTACAACTGTAACGGCCGTTACTGGTGGATCAGATACATCTTGGGGCTTAGGTTTAACGGCGTATATTGAACGCGCAGCTCTCGCTTTCGACATCTTAAATCCAAAAGGTGGAACATCAAATGACAGAATCCTAGGAAATCTATTTACATCCACAATGAAAGGTGGATTTATAGGATATTGGGAAAATGGCGCAGCAGGTGGCGGTTATGATTCATTAAGTTTTATTAAAGCATCAGGAACTTTTGGTGGTTACTACCGCGTCTATGGATATGGAGATTCATAATATGACTGAAAAAATGTACACACAAGACGGCGAAGAAAAACGAGAGTTCACCGCTGAAGAATACGCACAACACGCAAAAGATATTCAAGATGCTAAATTGCGAGATGATGCGCTTAAAGCCGAAGCAGATAAAGC